GAGCACAGATAACAACAACAATGAATAATGGAGGTGCTTTGTTAATTGGGGGCTCATCCGTAATTTTAACTGACTCCTCTAAATTTCCATCCTCTGGAACAATAAGAATAAATTCTGAGGTGATGACTTACAGTGCTAATAATACAGGATCAAACACATTAAGTGGTTTAGTTAGAGGTCAACAAGGGACATCAGCTGCTGAGCAAGCTGACGGATCTACAGTCACTAATATTACTGATGACGTGGCATGGGGAGAAGCATCAACTTCAAGTAACATTATTATAGATCCGGCTAATTGGAGTTTAGACAATTTTGGAAATATTTTAATAGCTACTGTTCACAACGGTGAAACTTTCACATGGGATGCCTCTTTATCAAACGCTTTAGAAACTAGAGCAACAATAGGAACCGGTATGCCTACAAAATCAGTTATGACAATAGTTTCAGATAGAGATAGACATCTTTTTCATTTAGGCACTGAAACAACTATAGGGAGTCCAGGATCTCAAAATAAAATGTTTATTAGATTTTCTGATCAAGAAAACAAAGAGGATTATGCACCTACTTCGACAAACACAGCAGGAACATTTCAGCTTGATGACGGAACAGAAATAATTGGTGCTTTTAAAGGAAAAGATTATATTTTAGTTTTAACCGATACAGCTGCATATGAGATGCAATTTGTTGGTCCTCCTTTTACTTTTTCTATTAGAAAAGTAGGATCTAACAATGGACTATTAGGACAACATGCGGGTGTTTTTGCAAACGGAGCTGTTTACTGGATGGGCACAACGGGTGGATTTTATGTATATGATGGAACTGTAAAATCTTTACCTTGTTTAGTAGAGGATTTTGTTTTTACAAGTGAAGGTAATAATCCTGGAATAAATTATGACTCAGGAAAAATTGTCTTCGGTGGTATTAATGAATTATATTCTGAAATAAATTGGTTTTATCCAAAAGAGGGCTCTACAGAAATAGACAGAGTTGTGACTTATAATTATGATGAAAACGTTTGGACAACAGGAACTTTAGATAGAACAACTTGGGTAGGATCTACTGTATTCAATAAACCATATGCTACTGATTTTAATTCATCTGATACTCCAACTTTTCCATCTGTCAGCGGAGTTTCTAATGGAGCAACAATATATTATGAACATGAAATAGGAGTTAATCAAGCTAATGCTGATGGCACAGAAACAGCTATAACTTCGTTTATAAAGTCTGGAGAGTTTGATCTAAACGGTAATCAGGGCGTGCCTGGAGATGGTGAATTTATTTTAAGTATGAGAAGATTTTTACCAGATTTCAAAAGAATAAGTGGTAATGCAAAGGTAACTATATTTTTAAACTCATTTCCGCAAGGCTCGACTGCTGCCTCCAGTCCTTTAGGTCCTTTTACTGTTAGCGGAACCACGACAAAAATAGACACAAGAGCTAGAGCTAGATTAGCAGCTGTGCAAATAGAAAACGAAAGTCTAAACGAAAGTTGGAGATATGGAACTTTTAGATTTGATATAAGACCTGATGGAAGAAGATAATGGCGAAAATTACTATACAAATACCTGAACCAAAATCATTTTATACTCAAGAGGATCAAAGACAAATACAACAAGCACTTAGAACTCTACAATCTCAATTGAACTTTTCATATGAGAATGATATAAAAAACGATCTAAAAGCTTTTAACTATTTTTTATCATGACAATTCAATATAAAAATCAAGGATATAAACAATCGGGCACAGGAAAAACTACAGTTTTAACTTGTCCGACTAATGCAACAATAATAATAAAAAGTGTTTATTGTGTTAATAATGATGCTTCGTCTTCTATTTTAGTTAATATGAATTTAGTAGACTCTTCAGATTCGAGTGTTGAATATGAGTTTTTTAGAGATGACGTTGCGGCTAAAACTCAAGTTAACGCTACACCAGAAACTTTAAATTTAGAGGCTGGTGATTCAATAACAGTACAAGCAGCAACAGGTAGTAATAAAATTCAGGGTGCCATTACTTATGCACAAATAGATAGATCTCAAGAAAATGGCTAAAAAGAAACCTATGTTTGGGGTAAATAATTACCACAAACGAACTCCAAAAAAACGTCCAGGTGTACATACTAAAAATAAAAATAAAAGAAAACCCCACCATAAAAAAAGTCGTGGACAAGGACGTTGAATTAGTTTAACAAAGTTACATGACAGTTTTTCAAAAAATTAAATGTGATACGAAAACAATTTATAGAAGTATAAAAACTGGTGAAAGATATGAAACTGAAAAGGCTTTTTTAGAAAATCATCCTAAAGAAGATTTAGCTACTGACATAGAAGTACAAGTTCCTGATTTACCTATATTTACAAAAACTAAAACATGATTGCAGAAAACTATTTTTTTGGTCCTATTCTATTTAAAATAAAAATAGAAGATGTTGATTTAGAAAAAGTTAAATTATTATTACACCAAGATGAAAATAAAAATATGAGAAAGGATTTAGCGGGTGCTTTTAAAACAGAATACAAATTAGATAATGTTGATTTTCAAAATGTAATGGAGAAATATTATGAAGCTTTTAGACATGGTTATTATCAATTCTATGGTGAAGGTTGCCAAAAATTAAAAACAAAATCAGTTTGGGTAAATTACATGAGGAAAGGAGATTTTAACCCACCCCACGTACACAGAGGTTGTGATCTTGCATCTGTATTATTTATAAAATCACCAAATGAACTTAAAAATGAATTAAAAGAATATTACTCTTATGCCTTTTCTTCAGGAGGTAACGGACCTGGTTGTTTATGTTTTTTTTATGGTGCAGATACTTCTGATAATCAAGTGTTGAAATCATTCGAACCCTCTGCAGGAGATTTTTTTGTATTCCCACATTGGTTGCAACATTGGGTAAACCCTTTTAAATGTGAGGGAGAAAGAATTACAGTAGCAGCTAATTTAATATATAACAAAACAATATGAAACCTTTAGGTGGTACAGAATTACAACATAATTTTTTAAAAGAGCACGTTTCCAGTGATTTGCTAAATAAATTTCAAATATGCACTTCCGTTCCTGGGAAGGTTCCTTTATCAAAAGATAAAATAAACATTCTTTGGCAAAAGATGGCGACTGACCAACCTCATTTTCAAGAGTTTTTCAAAGACCCCAATCAAATAAAACAATATGATTATTATGTTTTTAATAGTCATTGGAACTATGAACAATTTAGAAAAAAATTTCCCATTCCACATGAAAGGTGCACTGTTATAAAAAACGGTATAACTAATATAAAAAAAAGAGATCCTAAAACTAAAAGAAATAAAATTAGATTAATATATCATCCAACTCCTTGGAGAGGTCTATCCGTTTTATTAGGTGCTATGCAATTAATTAAAAATACTAACATAGAACTAGATGTATATAGTAGCACTAAGGTTTATGGAGATGATTTTGAAAAAGAAAATGACCATATTTATCAACCTTTATATGATCAAGCTAAATTATTATCTAACGTAAATTACATAGGATATAAATCTAATCAATATATCTTAGAGAATCTACATACTTATGATGCTTTTATCTATCCAAATGTATGGGAGGAAACATTTTGTATTTCTGCATTAGAATCTTTAGCGTGCGGTTTATTTGTGGCCACGACAGATAACGGAGCATTATATGAAACATGTTCTGAATTTCCTGTTTACATACCAATGGACACTGATTACACTAATTTAGCTAAGCAATTTGCTGCAGTAATAGATGGCATACCAGAACAAATTAACAGCGAAGGGTGTCATGCACATTTAAAGTTTCAACAAAATTTTTTTAATCATTTTTATAATTGGAAAACTATAGCAGGTCATTGGACTGGATTTTTGAAAGGAGCGTTACATGCTAGAAGCATTGAAAAAAAGATATGAGGCACAAATAGCTGAGTCATCTACTACGATAAATATATACCTTAGTAATTCAGTAGGAATTGGGGAACACCCACAACATTTAGATGAAATTGATAAATTACTACAAGTAATAGTAGATGCTGAGGATAAAATCAAACTTATTGATAGATGGGTTAAATAATGGAAGATCCTAGTAAGCCCATTTGGTTTAATAAACCAGAAAAAAAAACTACAGATGTACAACCTAAAAAATTTTCTATTTTTGTAGCAACACCATGTCATAGTGAGGTTTCAATACACTATTTTCAAGCATGTTTAGATTTCCAAAAACAATGTATGAAAAATAATATTCTTGTTTCATTTCAGATAATGAAATCATCATTAGTAACACAAGGAAGAAATTTGTGCGTTTCAAGTTTTATGGAAAGTGGTCATACTCACTTATTATTTGTAGACTCTGATATAGACTTTCAAGCGCAATCTATTTTTAAAATGATTGCTGCTGATAAAGGCGTTATCTCAGTGCCTTATCCTTTGAAAGATTTTAACTGGCAAAAAGGTTGGGAACGGATTATTC